CGAAAAAAGCCCAGGCATTTTTTACCTGGAAGACGTTCTTAGTTTTAGCTGCTACGAAGAGCTTTCGGACGAGTTTCGCCCCATAAATAACCATTGGGGGTTCAATAAATCAGAAAAACATGGCGAAGAGCCAAATTTTGGCCATCTTCTTGACTGCCGAAGCAACAAAACTCTAGGCGCAAACTACAAGCTAATAAGTATTGGCTCAAAACTAAAACTGTATTGCCAAAAGATACTGGGCAGAAGAGTTGATTTAGTGCGCGTTAGCACAAACATACAATTTTTTGGCCAAGAGTCTAACTTTCATGTTGATGCAGGCCCAGAAATGCGTTGGTGGACGCTTGTTTTGTTTGCCAATATGCAGTGGAGCACTGAATGGGGAGGGGAGCTGACAATCCAGACAGGGCCTAGCAGCTACTTGGGTTTGCCCTACATCCCGAACTGCGGAGTTTTATTTGACGGCAGCATTCCGCATAAAGGCTCCGCTCCAAATAGATTTGCAATGGCAGAGCGCAGATCAGTTGGATTTTCATTCGCTTTGCTTGATTAGCGCAAACAGTTAGACTCAACGACATAGACCCTTCCTATGTCTACTCATGGCCATCCTTCGCGGAGAGCAAGGTGCGGTCCAGTTTGACGCTGCTGGCACTACCAACGCCACCATCGTTGGAACCCGCAGCTGGACACTGAACATCACCAAAGACACGCTGGACGTTACCGATCACGGTGACACCTTCCGTGCGTTTGTCGGCAGCATGATCAGCGGTTCCGGCACCGTTGAACTGGTGTACGACCCAGATGCAACTGGTCAAGCTGCATTTATTGAAGACGTGATTACTGCTGCAGACCCTGCAGACGCCACGTTTGAGCTGTTTACCACCGGCACCACTGCTGGTTCCGACAGCGTGAGCTTTAACGGCATTATCACCAGCATGGATATTGCATCCACTGTTGGCGATTTGGTCGTTGCCACCTGCAACTTCGTCACCAGCGGCGCCATCACCTCCAACCTTGAATAAGGGTTAGAGCGATGGCAGAGCGCAAAAAGCGTAAGCGTGGTCCCAACCTTAGTGTTGGCCGTGGCGAGAAGCTGCCTGCTAGTAAAGGTGCTGGCCTGACTGCCAAAGGTCGGGCTAAGTACAACCGGCAAACAGGTTCTAATTTGAAACCGCCGGTTACAGGCAAGCCAAAGACAAAGGAAGAAGCTGCCCGTAAGCGTTCTTTCTGCGCTCGAAGTCGTAGCTGGACTGGTGAACGGGGTAAAGCGGCCCGTCGTCGATGGGGCTGTTAATAGCTCAATTTTGAGGTGTCATGACTTACTCCGTTCCTGGTCTCGTTAGAACAAGTCTCGTCAGCAGTTCCTATATGGGCACTGTTGACAGTCCGTTTGTGAGAACACGAGCGGTGATCGACCAGATGAAGGGCTGGGAGATCATGAAGGCCGTTACAAACGGAACGGAGTATTTACGTGACAACTGCGAGGCATTTTTGCCTCTAGAGCCCCGTGAGGACTACACAGCGTATCTGGCACGGGTTAATCGCTCAGTTTTTACGCCTTATACGCAACGTCTATTGCGGGCAGCCGCTGGGTTGATCCTGCGAAAACCAATTAGTGTCCAAGGTGATCCGTATTGGACAGATGTATTTAACAAAGACGTTGACGGGTGTGGCTCAGATTTAGATGAGTACGCTCGACGACTCCTGATTTGTGCCCTGACGTATGGGCACAGCCACACGCTGGTTGATTTTCCTGCGCCAACGGGCGCAAGAAGTCTTGCAGAGGAGCGTGCTCTTAATCGTCGGCCCTATTGGATTGAAGTGGATCCAACCAACGTCTACGGTTGGCGACTGGACCGCGAATCCAATTACGGAAACCTTACACAGGTTCGGATTGGGGAAAAAGCAGTAGTCCCTGACGGCGAGTTTGGCGAAAAAGTTTATGACCAAATACGTGTCATCGAGCCTGGTCGTTATCGCGTCTTTCGGCAAGAAGAGCAAAAGAAAGAGATGCAAGGGCCATTCCCATACCCCTCTTCGTTCGATCAATCCGACGCTACATCGGAGTATGAGCTGGTTGAGTCTGGCGATTTCTCGCTTGGGCAGATTCCACTGGTGACGGTTTACGCAAACAAAACCGATACCTTGACCAGTAAGCCACCGCTACTGGACATTGCTCATCTCAATCTGGCCCACTATCAACGGCAAGCGGATCTTATCCACAGTCTCCACATCGCTTCGCAACCGATGCTCGTCCTTGAGGGCTGGGACGATCAAACGAAAGATATGGCTATCAGCGTTAATTACGCGATGGCGACCCAGCCGGGTAACAAGGTCTATTACGTGGAGCCTGCGGCAAGCGCGTTTGAAGCGCAATCGGCGGAAATCCAAGAGTTACAGCAGCAGATGGCGACACTCGGCATCAGCACGCTGAGCCAACAGAAGTTTGTTGCCGAGTCTGCTGACGCACGCCGTCTGGATCGTATTGACACCAACTCGATGCTGTCGATGGTGTCGATGGACTTGGAGTCTGGCTTGCAGAAGTCTTACAACCTTGCCGCTGATTACTTGGGTCTTGAGCCGCCTGAAGTAAAGATCAGCCGTGACTTCGACCTGCAGCGTTTGATTGGTCAGGACATTGCAGCCATGGCTCAGCTCTTCGAAAACGAAGTTATCGACCGCGAAGAGTTCCGCGACATGCTGGTTCAAGGTGAAATTTTGCCTACAGCAGCGGAGACTCAAGAGAGCGGTACAGTAGAGGAGTAATAGCTTTCGTTCCCATGGGACTTCGTTTTGAGGAAATCAATCCTCCTAAAAAAGAAGAAAAGCCCGCAGCAAAGAAACCTGCCGCTAAAAAAGCAAAGGCTAGTAAGGTAGAAGAGTAAATTCTTTTCTACTAATGGAAGAGCAAGTCGTGCAGGAGACGCCCGTGGCGTCCTCTGAGCAGCCCGTGGCTGAGACTGCAAACACCGTCAACGTTGATGTTTCTGCTTACGAGCAACAAATTCAAGCGTTGACGCAACGCGCCACTGAAGCTGAGGAAAGGTTCCAAGGCATTAAGGGTAAGCTTGACGACGTTTACAAAAAACAAGACGAGCAGCGTCGTAAAACACTGGAGGATCAGGGCCAGTGGAAAGACCTTTGGGAAGAAGCTAACAAAACGGCTCAAACCAAAGACCAGCAGATTGCCGATCTGGAGCGGCAACTAGCAGATCTTCGTGCTTCCAACGAAACTGCTGCAATGAAAACGTCTGCACTTTCTGCAATTAGCCAATCCGGCGCTATCAATGCAGATCAAATGTTGCAGCTTGTTCAGAACAATTTGAAAAAGGCTGATGATGGCAGCGTTAAAGTGCTGAATGGTGGCGTTGAGGAGGATCTCAATGTTTACCTTGCTAAGCTCAAAAATCCAGGCTCCGGCTACGAACACCACTTCAAGCCAAGTGCTCAAGCTGGCATGGGCGCTAAGCCAACTACAGGAACTGCTGGTGCTGCAGGTATCGCTAATCCTTGGTTGGAAGGTAGTATTAACTTAACCAAGCAAATGGCCTTGGAAGTTACCGACCCTGACCTTGCAGCTGTGCTCAAGCGAGAGGCCGGTAAATAGTCCCCGTGGGACACCATATCAAGTCTGTGACTTGAACCCTGTAAACCCACTCTCCGAATAAGAAATGGCCGCACCATTTCAGAATTATTCCGGCGGTGTCCTTCTGGCGGACATTGTAAAAAGGAATAATCTCAGCACCTACGTGTCTGAGGCCATCAAAGAGCGCAGCTTGTTCGTTAAGTCTGGCGCTGTCGTTCGTAACGCCATTCTCGATGCACGGGAAGGCGGTACGCGCATTCAAGTTCCTGAGTTCAATCCCGTGTCTCCAACTGAGGAGATCATCGACGGCACTGCAACTTGGGGCACCAGTGGCGCTGGTTATCTGACTCCTCAAAAGATCGGAACCGGAACCCAGATTGCAACCATCTGCCACCGTGCATTCGCATATGCGGTGGATGACATTGCAGTTCTGGCTGCTGGTGAAGATCCCATGCTTCACATCCGCAACCAACTTGCTGATGCGATCAACAAGAAGAAGAGCGCACGTCTCTTCTCCCATCTTGCTGGTCTGTTCGGCACTGCTTTGTCTGGTAACGCACTGGACAAAGGTGTTGCTGCTGCTTCCGGCGCTGCAGAGGCCAACTTCCTGACCGCTGCAACTGTTGCTGAAGCTCGTTCCAAGCTGGGTGAGCGTGGCGAAGAGCTGGACACCCTGATTGTCCACCCCTCTGTCGCTTACTACCTGTATCAGGTAGGAATGCTGACCTTCTCCACTTCTGCACTGTCTGCTTCTGGCGCAGTGACCTGGGGTGGTGGCGGTGTTGGCGTTGGTGCTCGTGAGGTCGGCGAATTTGCTGGCATGAAGGTCATTGTTGACTCTCAGGTCAACACTGTCGCTCCTGGCACCTCTGGCCACCAGCGTGAGTTCTACTGCTACCTGGTGAAGTCCGGCACCATCCTTGAGGGTGTGCAGCAAGATCTTCGGATCGAAGCTGAGCGCAACATCATGTCCAAGCAGGATGTGATCTCTGTTGACTACCACACCGCTTATCACGTGATGGGCACTAAGTGGAGCAACGCTGGTGACAACCCGACCAACACTGCTTTGGCAACTGCTGGTAACTGGGCTGCTACCTATGACATTGACCTGATCCCCATGGTTCAGCTCACCGTCAACAGCTCACTGGATACCTCCACCATCTGATCCTGATCAGAGCAAAGGCCCTACCATTAGGTGGGGCCACCTTCTTTTTGCGCTATGGCTGCCACGATCAACGCCACACTGAAGAGTGCGACAGCCAACAGCTATGTAACGCTGGCAGAAGCCGACGCATATTTTGAAACCGTCCCAGACAGCACGCAGTGGGACAACAAGCAGGACGACAAGAAAAATCGAGCGCTGATCTCTGCAACGCGCTGGATCGACACGTTGAATTTTTACGGTGATCGTTGCGATACGAGCCAAGCATTGAACTGGCCTCGCAACAATTATCACGTTGATCGCGTAGAGCTTGTCTGCACGGCAATTCCGAACGATATTAAGTACGCAACGTACGAACTGGCACGGGCACTGGCCAATGACACGAACGCGATTACAGGGACTACCGGCGATACGGGGTTATACGAATCGGTCAAACTCGGTGAGATGGAGGTTAAGTACAACACTTCTAGTCAAGCTACCGGCACTGTTAACAACGTATTCGACGTTTATCCTTGGCTGCAGTCTTATCTTGGGGCTTATTGCCTTGGTGGTAGCGGTTCGTATTCTGTCCGCGTTGTAAGAGGTTGATATGCCAGGCGCACTTGACAGTCTTTTTAAGGATGCTGCCAAGCAGATCGTTGCTGACCTTGGCGACAGCCTAGATACCGAGAT